AAAATGATGAATATTACATTAACGTGGTGGCTAAGAAAGTATGATCTCAAAAAGTACAGAAAATTTAGTAGGTAATCAATCATTTGTTTGGTTCACAGGAGTTGTGGAAGATATTAACGATCCTCTAGAAATGGGGCGTATTCGCGTTAGATGTTTTGGATACCACACTGCTGATAAAACTAAGATACCAACAGTAGATTTACCTTGGGCTTCTGTTCTTATGCCAGTAACATCAGCATCTATGGCAGAAGTTGGGCAATCAGCTACTGGAATATTACAAGGTTCTTGGGTAGTTGGATTCTTTAGAGATGGCACATCAGCTCAAGACCCTCTGGTTATGGGAACAATACCAGCATATACCTCAGTAAAACAAAACAATACTGGAATAGGGTTCTCAGACCCCGATGGCATTCACCCACTGAAAACAGAAGTAGCAGATAATCCTGTGGCCTCCAAAAGTATTTTCACAGAATCTTACGCGTATGTCAAGAAAAATGAGGCAAGAAATAACTACAATTCTGTACCAATAGCTAACAGTTCTAAGACATGGAGTCTTGTACCTGTTGCAGATATTGTAAAACCTCAGTATCCACACAACCATGTTACTGCATTCGAGAACGATGCTAATACAGTTGAGTATGATTCTACTTCAGGAGCAGAAAGATTTTCTCATGTTCATAAGTCAGGAACATTTAATGAGATTAGTACAAACGGTGACAAAGCTCAAGTCATTATTGGTGACAACTACAAAGTAATAGTCAAAGACGATAACGTATGGGTTAAAGGAGCTTGCAACTTAACTATAGATAAAAATTGTAATACTTACATCAAAGGTGATTGGAATGTTCAAGTCGATGGTAATAAGACAGAAGTAGTCAAAGGTACATACACATTAGATGCACCAACAGGAAGTATAGACTTCCCTGCAGGTAATATTACATCTAATTCAGTAACACTTCATACTCATACACACACTGACCCAGCTCACATTGCTCATGGTACACAAACTTCAGCACCAAAGAGTGGTACATAAATTTAGCGAAAGTATATAAATAGAGACATGGCACAAGCATTATCAGACTTTAATAGTTCTACTGGTTCGACACGAGTTGCAATCACAAGAAAGTATGCTGATTTACCTTTGTCTTTTTTGAAACACCCCGGCACAAATGATATTCGACCTTTGAATGATTTGGATGCTGTAAAACAATCAGTTAAGAATCTAATTCTTACTAATTTTGGAGATAGACCTTTCCACCCTGAAATAGGTGGGAATGTAACATCATATCTTTTTGAACCAGCAAATGGTTTAACGGCCTATGCTATAGAAGAAGAAATTAAAAAAGTATTAAAGGAGCACGAACCAAGGATAAACGGAGTAACTATTAGAGTTCAAGACAATTCAGATGCTAATTCTTTTATTGTTCACTTACAGTATAATGTACTTGCTCTTAACGTAGAAGTTCAAACTTCATTTTATTTAAAGAGGTTAAGATAATATGGCAACACAATTAAATACAACAGATTTAGATTTTGATAAAATTAAGGATAACTTAAAAACCTATCTGAAAAATAGTGGTGGTGCATTTGCCGACTATGACTACGAAGGTTCAGGTCTTAATAGTCTTCTTGACATCCTTGCTTACAATACTCATTATAATGCTGTTAATGCACACATGGCAGTAAACGAATCGTTTATCGATACTGCACAAGTAAGAGCTAATGTTGTATCTCATGCTAAGTTAATCGGATATATTCCAAGAAGTGTTCGAGCACCGTCAGCTAATATTGCTTTAAAACTTAAAAGAAGTTCTGGAACAGACACATCAGCTACTCTATCTTCAGGAACTACATTTGAAACAACTGTCGGTGGTGTTACATACACTTACCAAACATTAGCTGATATTAGTTCTTCTCAATATAATTCAACCACAGGTAATTTTGAATTTGATTCTATTGATATATACGAAGGTACTTCTAGAACTAGTCAGTTTTTCTTTAATGATAATAACAATCAAAAGTTTGTCATACGAGATGCATTATTAGATACATCTACTTTAAAAATTACAGTAAAAGACAGTGCTGCAGCTACATCTTCAACAACATATAATCTATATAATTCTGAAGTAGATGTAGGAAAAACAACTGCAGTTTATTTCTTAACAGAAAACTATGAAGGGTATTATCAGTTTGAGTTCGGCGATAATATAGTTGGAAAACAACCAGTTGTTGGTTCTGTTATAACAGCATCATATCTTTCAAGTAATTACACTGCATCAAATGGAGCTGCATCATTTACATTTACTGGTGCATTCCCAACAAATACAGCACTAGCTGATTCAGGTGCAATTACAGTATCTTCAGTTTCATCTGGAGGTGCAGCAAGAGAATCTACTGAAAGTATTCAAATCAATGCACCAAGAAAATTCATAACACAAGATCGTGCTGTTACTACTCAGGATTACGAATCAGTTGTAAAGACTATTATAGGTGACCTTCAAGATGTTTCTGTTTATGGTGGACAAACACTAAGTCCACCTCAGTACGGAAAAGTTTTCATATCTGTAAAACCACAATCATCTTTATTCTTGACAGATGCACAAAAGTCTTCTATATTAACAGCATTAGAAAGAAAACGTGTAATTACAGTCGTACCTGAAATTATTGATCCTGATTACACATATCTTAACTTTAATGTTTATTTTAAATACGATACAAGTTTAACAGATCGTAATAGTGATCAGATTAAAGCAGCTGTACTAGATAAAATTACGACATTTAATACTACTTTCCTTGAAAAATTTGGAAATAATTTTAGATATTCTAAGTTCCTTGCTGATATTGATTCTACAGATACAGCTATCAAAGGTTCATTAGCACAAATTTATGCTTATAAAAAGATTACTTTTGATAATGCATCTACTGCTGGTATATCCGTTTCTTTTGGTTTCCCACTTTTAGGAGATATACAACAAACAAATCCAATAATGACAAGTACAGGATGGGAGTTTAATTCTAAATTATACTTCTTAGAAGATGTAGCCATTTCTGGAGATGACACAAAACGAAGAATACAAAAATATTATATTGATACAAATAGTACTAAAGTAGTAGAAGAAAGAGAAGTTGGATTCTTATATCCAAATACAGGTGTTATTACACTTGATAATCAACAAGTTCAAGCACCAAGTGCTGATGTAGAACTTAAAGTTATTCCAAAGTCATACGATATTCCTGGCATAGAAAATAAAATTTTAACTATTGATACTTCTAAAACAAATATATTCCCTGATGCTAACTTAAGTACCGCAGGTGGTGATATTGTACCGTCTACGGTTTATAATGTTCAACCTACAACTACTACTGCTTCATTTAATCCATTTACTACAGCAGGAACATTTGTACCTCATACAATGTATGATCCTGTAACAGGTATTGGATATAGTGCAAATACACATGAACAACATTTACTTTATCAGGAATTAGGATATACACACACTCCACCAGCAACATCTACAGGAACTACAGCAAGTGGAAGTTCGTTTGGTACAGGAGCTACTGTTGATACAGGAACAACTGCAACAAGTAGTACGACATCAACATCAACATCAACATCAACATCATCGGCACCAAGTTATAGTGGATATTAATGAAGAACCTTGAAAACATTCGAATAAATGAGTTATTACCAGAACAGTTAAGAGATACTGCAGAAAATCTAATCTCATTTTTAAAAGTATATTATACACAACAAAACCAAGACAGTGCACCAACACAACTTGTACAATTCTTGAATGATAACCAAGATTTAGATCAGGTAACAGATGAAAAATTTATTAGTGCATTATCTGACTCTATTGCTAAGGATATTCCTAAGTCAATACACATCGAAAGAACAAGACTTCTTAAAAGATTAGTTGACTATTATAACCTAAAAGGTACAAAAAGGTCAATAAAACTTTTCTTTAATTTATTTTTTAATAAAACTATTGACATAATTGAACCATGGGATAGTGTACTAATTCCATCTGACGGTAGATTTTCTAAAAGACCATTTGTTCGTGTTGTTGCAGATTCTCCAAATGCAATAACAGATTCAATTATTGGAACAACTGTGTTTCAAAAAAATAAGTATGGAGCTAATGATGCACAAGGATTAGTTAATCGAGTAGAAACAAGAGATTATGACCAAACAATCCACACTCTTTTCTTTGATCAAACGTCTGTAGTAGGAACATTTCATTCTGGGCAATCTTTAGTTAGTTCTGGTGGCTTTAGTTATGGTACACTTTATCGTTCATTAAGTAGTATAACTGTCAATAATGGTGGTTCAGGATATAGTGTAGGTGATAAACTTTTCTTAGATACTAGAGATAATACTTCATTTGAGGCTATTGTTTCAAGTGTTGATGATAAAGGATCAATACTTAGTTTAGATATAGTTGATTTAGGTGCAGGTAATACAATTGCTTCATCTGGAATAAAAGCAGTTGATTTTAAGATACAAGGGAATAGTAATTCTGTTCGATCTTTTCTTAGATTAAAAAGAAATAATGGAAAAACAGTAGACCCTTTAAATGTGATATTTAATGAAATAGATTTAACATATAATTTTAGCACACTAGTAACTACACTAGGAAAAGCCACAGGAATTAGAGGTAAACTTTCTGATGGTATTGTAACACAAGATTCAGAATATTATCAAAAGTTTGCTTATGAACTTGTAACTGATTTACCATTCAGTGATTTTAGAAAATCATTTAATGATATTATTCACCCTAGTGGATATAAAGTTTTTAACAGAGTAAGACGAGAAACAACACCACCTATAAGTTTTGGTTTCGAAAACTCTATTGCAGAAATTAAAAAAATTGAAGCTTCTGTATTTCAGCCAGGTAATGGTATTGATGTTCTTCACATATATGGTGGACTCGGTGACCCAAATGTTACTTATAGTGGATCACCTACCGTAGACCGATCTGATGAAAAAATACCTTTGAATGCTTCACCTGCAGTTGCAAGAGACAACTATACTACATTACAAGCTAGAACAGCTGAAGAAACAGCAATTGCAACTGCAAGAAGTTTACCAGTCTATCCAAAAGACAATTATTTTATGGAAGACTTTGTGAATGAAAA